CATACTTTTCTTCTTCTTGCTCCATTTGTTTTTGTTGCTCTTCCAGTCGCTTCCGTTCTTCGGCTTCTTCGCGCATTTGGGCGCGGAGTTCCAGTTGTTCTTGACGGGCGGCCTCGCGTTTCACATAGTATTCATACTCAATTTTCACCGCGTCGATAAATAGCGGCTCGATCTCGCCGATGAATCGAACGAGGGTTGAGGAGATGTTGCGATTGCCGTCTTGGGCGATGTTCAGATATTTTACAGACAGCTCTTTTACCTTGTCGGTCGCTTCTTTGAGTTTGGAGTATTTGAGCGTATAGAGGATATTTTGCAGCTCTGCACGCAGGGCAAGTACCATGAGTTGATAGATGGCGCGATTCGCCTTTGTTGTGTAACGGTCTTCGTAGCGGGCGAGAGTTTCGTCGATAGTTTTTTCATTCGCACGGAAGGCTTTTCGCAGGTCTTGGTACTCCATGTTGTGCAGTCGCAGGGTTACGGCAGGGGCAAGGGTTTGGATTTCTATAATGAGTTCCAACGGCAGGACATACGAATCATCGCGAGGAAGGTTCTTGAAGTAGGTCTTGAGCGACTTGTCTACACTTTTATAAATGGACATCAAGCGATCCATCTTGGCTTGTCTGCCAGAGAATTTCTTTTCAAGATTTTCGATCTCCGCCTTGATTCGGTCGACTTCGGCGATGTAGAAGGCTTTCTTTTCTATTTCGGCATTTGTATAGTTTATTTGCTGCGTTAGATAGTTCAACTGCTGTTGAGATTTGTGCGTCAGACTATCTGCTTGAGACTGAGCATTGCGCGTCAGTTCTTTCGCCTGTGCTTGTGCGTTCCCGATGATGGATTTTTCCGTGTCGTAGATGCGCAGGAGTTCTTGGCGGTTGAGTTCTTCCGCTTGTGCAAGATAATTCTTTCCCTTGCTTTCGCGCAAAAGGATGAGCGGAATAATCAGAAGGGCGATGGCGGGATGAACAAAAGACAAAAGTGCAACGATAATGAAAATCCAGCTTTTTAAATACCATGGAAATTTGAGATCGGATGGATTCATAATGTTCTCCTATACAATGTAGAGGTTTCATGGCATTGTTTCAGTCCTGCAAATTCCTTTGGGATGCCAATAAAATTTGCAATCTGAGCTATGCTGCATTCAGGATATTCACGCAAAAGATCGTCAGGAAGCAGCAATTCGACGGCAAACGAGTTCGCCTGCAGCTCAAATTTGTCGCGCGAAAAAAGTGTGTAGCTGGTGAGTTTCGGCACATTGAGATCGGCGTGCAGGATGGAGTGTCCAAGTTCATGGGCACAGACGAAGCGCTGCATACCCTCTGATAACTCGTCGTTCAAGATGATGTTCTGGATTCGACGATACCGCACATAAAAGCCGAGGGTCGTTTTCAGCTGCTGATGTAAAATCTTAATGTTGCGCTCACGGGCAATCTTGAAAGGATTGTTCGTGTCGTAGCGAGCCGCAGTCTCAATGGCAACTTGTCGCGGATCCATGGCTTAACCCTCTCGACGGTATTTCTTCGGCGTAAACTTCTTCTTGGCGATTCGCTTTGAGAGTGTCATGGCTTGCAAAAGTGCAGCCTTCAGCATCTCGCGATCTTCCTCGTCTTCCGGATCGTCGCTCATCGCTGCGGCGCCATTGAGCGTGTCGACGATATTCTCCAAGTCCTTTGCAATCTGTCGCTCGTCTTTGGGTGTGAGGGCGGGGAGTGAATCGTTTTGAGGGGATTGATTATCAAGAAGATAGTCAATCGATACATCAAACAAAACAGATAGCCTCTTGAGTGTTTCATAATCTGGTGATGTTTGACCTCGTTCCCATCGCCCTACAGCCTGCTGCGTAACATCGAGTTTCCGAGCAAGCTCAGCTTGTGTCAGTCTCGTTTTTGCTCGTAGCTCTTTCAGTCTGTCCAACAACATATCTGAAACCTCCTTGCCAACATGATACAATATTTAGTTGTAAAAATAAATTATCATTTTTGTTGTTTTAATATTGACTTATTACAACAAAAATGATATATTAGCATTAACAACATTATGTTGTTTCAGGGAGGAGGGAAAAAATGAAGCGTACAAAGCTGATTGAATATCGCGGAGAAAGAACACAAGCTGATATGGCTAAAATGTATGGAGTTAGTCAACAGGCATGGGGGAAATGGGAAAAAGGAAATGGAAAACCGAACGTTGTCCTCATGAAGAAGCTTGAGTTAGACAGCGGGATTCCGATGGAAGAGATTTTTGCTGATGTTTTTGACAACAATATGTTGTTGTCAGCGCAGTGAGCTTTCCTCCATCATACTCCGAGGAGGCGATGTAGAAAATGACCAGAATAGCGGCATCCACGGCGGTCAATCGGTACTATTTAGCCCGCATGGAAGCCGCAAAAACGAACGAGCGCCTAAGCAGTCGCGAGGGCGCGAGCGAGGAGACAGGCATCGACAGGAAACGGATGCAGCGCATCGAGATCGGCACGCTGAACCCGTACCCCGAGGAAGTCATGCTCATGGCGGACGCGTACCATGCGCCGGAGTTGATGAACTTCTACTGCACGTCTGCCTGTCCCATCGGGCAGAGGATGGTGCCCAAAGCGGAACTGCAAGAACTTGACCGTTTGGCCGTCAAGTTTCTGAATGCTCTTGAGGGTATCAAGGGGACGGACAAGGCGCTGCTCTCCATCGCGGCAGATGGCAAGCTCACAGCGGATGAACTTCCAGCGATGGAAAAGCTGCTGGAAGCTGTCAAAGCGGTTTCGGCGGTAGGATGCGAGTTGCAGATTTTTATGGAGAAAAATCGGGAGGTGACACCATGAAAGTAACTCTGCGCGATGCCGCATGCATCGTCCAGAAGAATTACCAGTTCATCCGAATAGGCTTGCAACGCGGTCTTCTGACCGTCGGAGGCGAACCGATCGGGGTGGCGATAGTGAAGACTCCGACGCGGAAGAGGACGGACTACTTCATCAATCCTGTGCTGTTCGCCAAGTGGGCGGGCATCAGCATGGATGAGCTGAGAGAGAAGCTCCAGGAGCTGAAGGAAGAGAGGGAGGCAACATCATGAAAACGGAAGTCGCCATGGAGCGCCCGGCGTTTACGTTACAGGGAAGCTCCTACAACGGAATCGGCGAAGTCATAGAGGTCAGCTTCTTCGAGCTGCGGCGTGCGGAAGTCGGCGAGCGTTGGGAGGCGCTCGACACGCACAACTGCGGCCGCGATCTCAACGAGGAGAGCGCCGAGGTTGTCTACAAGACGACGGACGGCGTGGCTGTGCTCTTCCGCGCCGAGGGGGCGAGCGACGAGCCCAACCCCACGGAGTGGAG